CCTATTGATGCAAGGCTATTCACTAAAGAATAGCTTCGCTATAAATAATATAGGTGAGTGATCCAAAATTAATAGCTAATTTAGATTCTATCGTAAAACAGTTGCAGAAAATATCTGCAACTATTGGTGTTTCCGTGGGTGTATCGGACAAAGGAGGAAAACCAAAGATAAAATCTACATTAGATTCAAATGAAAAGACTAGAGCTAAAAATCTTTTCAAAGAAACGGAGCAACAATACGAAAATGTTTTAGGAAGAGCATTCAATAATGCAAGAAACGCTAATGCAAAAGCAAATGCAGCAGAATTTATATCATCATTAAGAGGAACTACTTTAATAACAAATATAGAAAAAGTAAAAGATGATATCAAAACTTTAGTAACTAGGACTACTACTTCCAATATTGACGCTTATTTAAGGACTTTAAACCAAACGATGAGTGACATTTTGGCTTCAAAGCAAAATTATGAACCAAAATTAGATGAAATTTTAACAGCATTAAAAGCTTTAAATGTTTCTTCTGTAAGTTCGGTAATAAAACCTCAAACAGTAATTAGAATGTTTGAGATTTTGTTGAAGAAGATGAAGTGGGAAGATTATAAAGTGTTTATAATGGATTCTATTGTTAGAATAGAAACAATTTGGATAGATTTAAATAAAAATATACAGGAATTGGTTAGAATAAATCAAGATATTTTAACCAATGCAACAAAAAAACCATCAAAAGCTGATGTTCTGACTAAACTAGGAACTGTTGCTGGTCTGATGGCAATAGGTGTTGGTTTTGCTGTTATTGTAAATGCATTAGTAAATGCTAATTTAATTAAACCTGATAATGTAGTAAAAGTTCTAGTTGTTGTCGGCGCAATTGTTGCGTTATTTGTGGGCGTTTCTTTAGTTGCAAATAAAATAAAAAATGCAGCGATAGGATTTGGGATATTTTCCGCAACTGTATTATTTTTGATAATACCGATGATATATGCTATGGACAAAATTCCTTTATTGGTATTTACTGTAGGATTGATTAAAATGACTTTTGTTGTTGCTATATGTACAGTGTTTGTTGCAGTATTATCATTAATAGGTCGATTCACTAAAGGTTCTGTAAAAGAATCAGTAGGAGGTTTAGCTTTATTGGCATTAACTATTGGTTTTTTAATATTACCATTAATAAAACATATATCAACTTTTCCTTTAGAACAACTAAAGGACGGCATGTTAAAAATAACAGGAATAATTCTTGTTTGTATAGGAATAATGAAACTTGCATCTCTTGTTGATGCTAAACAAGCTACATTTTCATTGGGTGGAATATTAATATTTTCTTTATTATTAAAATTTTTAATTGTTCCTCTCTTATTAGACATGGCTAAATTAGATTGGAAAATGTTATTGTATGGTGTTGGTAATGCTGCAATAGCAATTCTAGGATTAGGGGGTATAGCATTTTTAATTGGATTAATAGCAAAGCAAGTTGGATTAAATATGGTACTGGGTGCTGCTGTAATTCTTGGATTGACACTTATAATGTCTTATCTTGCTAGTACTTTGGAAAAATTTGTAAAAAAAGACTGGAAAGAAATCTATAAAGGTTTAGGATTAGCTACATTAGCAATAGTATTATTTGGATTAGTTGTTACTGGGATTGGTTTCTTGGTTGCAAACCCATTATCAGCAATAATTGTTGGTGCGGGTTTATTAACTATATTAGGTCTTTCGTTTGTTGCAGGCTATTTGGCAGATTCGTTAGATAAATTCTCCAATAAAAACTGGGCTGCAATTCTTGCAGGTTTAAAAGGAGCAACTAAAGGTATAGTTGCTTTTGGTGCTGTCGTTGCTGCAATGGGTGTAATTGCTATTTTAGGAATGCCTATTATTATTGCTGGAGCAGGCTTAATGATGTATCTAGCAAATACTGCTGGGATGTTAGCAGCGAATTTAGAGAAGTTTGCCGATAGAGATTGGGACACTATAATACCGGGATTGATTGGTGCATCAAAAGGCATGGGTTTGTTTGGAGCAGTAGTTGCTGCGATGGGTTATATCATAGAAAAGTTTGGAATGGATATGATCGAATCTGGCGCAACAGCAATTTATGAATTATCTATAGTTGCAGGATTAATGGCAGATAATTTAATGGAATTTGCTTTTAAACCTTGGTTTCAAATTATACGAGGTTTAAAACAATCTACGATTGCAATGGCAGAATTTTCATTGTTTGTCGGTGGTGTTGGTCTTTTTAATAAAATAATAGAAAAAGGCATAGACACAGTATATCGCATATCAGATTTAGTTGGGAATATCGCAGAAAATTTGATGAAATATGCTGATGTTTCTGCGATAGATTTTAAATCAATAGGTGAAGGGCTAAAATTTTTGGGCGAAGGGTTAAAAGTTATGTTCTTTGGCTCCCTAGCAAACGTTGGCTCTTCCATATTAGATGGAATAACTGGATTTTTTAAATCTGATCCAGTTAGTAAAATCAAAAAATTTGAAGCTATCAACTCAAGTAAGATTTATGAATTAGGATTAGGATTAAAATTCATGGCAGAGGGTTTAAATTCTTTAACTAAAGACATGGATTTAACTAATATAATTAAAGATATTGGTCTTTTGAGTAAACCTGTGATAGATTTGGCTTATGGTATATCAGAATTCTCTGATGCATACACTAAATTTCAAGCAGTTAGGATGGATTCTGATTTAGAACAGATTAAAAATATAAATGTTGAAAACGAAAACGGATTAAAAGATACTATTAAACAAACTGGTCAACTTCAAATCGAAGTTTTGCGTGAACAATTAGCAGAAATAAGAAGAACTAATCAACTTATGGAAACTTTAATATCCACCAGTAATATTAATAATGCAAATAGGCAAGATGCCGTAATTCAACAAAACCAAAACACAAATACTCCAACCACAACATTATCTCAACCAGCATTTTTTACAAAAGATAATTACAGAAATAATTTAAAACTTACTGCGATGTCAATTCAATCTTAATGTTCTATTTATTTTAGAATGATTAAATAATTCTATGGCAGATAAGCTGATAATAACGAAGGAACGAACAGTAAATGATAATGGCAGGCAAAAATATGCCAAAAGATATTCTAATGGTAGTTTTGAATTTTACGGTTTTGCATCACAAGCAGAAGCAGAGGCTTTTCTTAATGAAAAGACTGATATAGATACTTTAAAAGAAAAAACGCCATACAAGGCAGCTAATGCCACTACTCAAGCTGTTACTAAGTCTGATTCTGCTGGAAATGCTCCATTAACTATACCAACAAAAGCACCAGATGATATAATTAATGTAGTAAGAGATTACGATTGGACGTATTCAAAAAATAAAGGTAAAAAATGGCAAGACATTCCTTATATAGAAATAAGTGAATTTAAATTAGCAGCAAATTCATACAAATCTTCTTTGATTACTTCTGCTTTGTTGTTCCCTGACGTTGTAGCTACTAATAGCGCATTAATTAAAGATTCTTTAGGTGGAATAATAAATAAAAACTTTGCTGATAATCCATTTGCTCAATTTATGAGTGAAGTGGTAGACAATGCTAAACAATTAACTAAAGATTTAAAAGATAAAGCTAGTAATATTATAGATGAAACATTAAAAAATATTCAATCTATAGATAATTCCGCAGATGCATGGAAAGGCATAACAGGATCTGATGATCTTAAAGAAAAATATGCTATGTTATATATAAGAGAAAAAACTGGAAGAAAATACAGATTTCCTTTTTTTGATAAGAACTATATGAATATAGCAAATGAATTTAGTGACTCTTATAGTAACGAAACTGAAATGCAAAAATTAGCCACAGGGCTAACAAAATTAATAGATTCGGCTAGTAGTGCCATAAATATGGCAGCTATAGCATCTCCCGGAATGTTTATTCAAAGACCTAAATTTTTTAATTTTGCAACTAATGAATATACTACAAATGTTGAATTTTATTTATTTAATACAATATCTCCCGATTCTTATGTTAAAAATTTAGAGTTAATTACTAAATTAGTAATACAAAATACACCACACAGACACAATCGTGTGGTTGTTGATCCTATATGTATATATGAATTATTAATTCCGGGACGAGGTTTTTATCCATATACATTTATTTCTAAAATGGATGTGTCTCACGAAGGCACTAGGAGAGTTTTATATGTAAATGGAAGAGAAAATATAATCCCAGAAGCATTTAAAATAACATTAAATCTTAAATCATTAACTAATGAAGTTAATAATTTTATGATCCCACAAATGGGAAGCGCAGGAATTAGTGTAGATAATAAAAATTATCCAAAAGCAAATCCAGATCCCAAAGATACTACAAAAATTCAAAGTCAACCAGATGTTTCTAGTCCACAAACAGGATCTAGCGGACCAGTTTCTTTTGTTAATAGAGGTGGTGGAGCAAAAACCACTGTTATAACACAAGCAGGTTTTTTACCAAACGTTAAAACATAATAATTATGGAACAGATTACAATAAATCACCCACCAGAAAGGTACGAAAATATTTTTAACATGTATCAATTTGATACAGATAATAAAGATACGTATGTTTTTTATAATATTTTAAGTAAAATTGTATTACCTTCCAATTTGGATGATAATATATTTGAATATTATACGGTAGATTCTGAAATGCCTCTAACTACTTTAAGTTATAAATTTTATAAAACACAACATTTATGGTGGCTAATATTATTGGCAAACAATATTAAAAATCCCGTAAAACTAATAAGAAGCGGATCATCAATAAGAGTAATAAAGCCAGAATATTTGACTACTATTTATGATTCTATAAAACAAAAAATATAAGTATGGATGTAACCAACAGCATAGACAAAAAACATTTCCATGCAAAATATGGAACAGAAGAATTTTACATTTCATTATTTTTAGCAAATAATAATGGTTATTGTACTTTTTTGAGTAAAAATTCTTTAATGTATTTGGAAATTGATGATAATGTGTTTAATCCGTTTCACAGTGCAACGATGATCATAAATAATGATCAAAATATTTTAGAAAAATCGGAATCGCCTTATATATTTCTTGGTAATGGAAGAGATACTTTAAATTTGGAAATAATTCCAATTATAAAAAATGAATTTGATAAAGATATCAGTGATAAAGGCAATTTAAAATTTTTATCATTAAAATTTAATTTTGTAATAATAGATGCTGTTGATGTTGTATATAATAATACAATATGTAAAAAATTAATGTTAGTAGAATGGGCACAATATGCATTATCAGAAAATATATGCAACATATTTGGCTTAAAACAAGCGGGTGCTATCGTAGGAAACTACATGGAGACAAATGCTGGAAACGGAAAACCATCAGGCGATATTATAAAAGCAATTTTATATGCAGTATACAATAATAATAATCCTTCCGATAATTTATTTTTTAGAGATGATATAACAAACGAAATATTATTTGAAACTGATAGTGAATCTGTTATTAATTTAAATCCTTATGGAGTAATGTCTTATGAAGAAGTATTAAATTATGTAATGACGTTTCATTCTTATAAAAAATCACCTTGTATATTAAAATATGATCGATTTCAAAAGAAATTTATGTTATTGTCTTTACATACAATTTTTAGAAGTCATAAAAAGAATGTTATAGAAAAGTTAAGATTTCCTTCTTTAAGTCAATCGAATAATTCGAATGATAAATCTAATACAGAAAGATGTTCTATCATTTGGGAAACCTATCCAATTACTTATAATGAATCAAAGATAAACGATTATTTTAATGAAGCTCCTTCGTGTAAGGATAATGTATTATTATCGGGAAATTCTGCAATACTATCATGCTCCAGATCTTATAAATCTATGATGTTTAATTCTAAAACACTAAATAGTGATACGTTTATGAAAACATATTACGATTTATTCGTAGAACCATTTAAAGATCAGTTCAGTAAAAATGGTGGTGGCAAACTTGAGGTTTTTCCTAATTTTTATCCAAATCCAAACAAGAAAAATAATTTTAATACTTATAAAGGTGTTTTGCCTCCAGAAATGGATGAAAAAAAGTTTTTAAATCAAAAATTAAATGCGTTATTGTATTTAAATAATACATATCAATTTAAATTGACAGGAAAAACACACAGAAAATCTTTATCGTTTATGGATGTTGTAAAAACTTCAGAAAGCACTGACGGAAGATTTATACCTACTAAATGGGATATGAATACGTTAGGTAGACATTTTGTTACTAGCGTAAAACACATTTTTGAAGCCAATACATATAAAAATGAAATTGAAACTATAAAACCATACCGTCTAGTTGATGGAACCGATAATGGAATGTCTTTACAAACTTTTTTAACTAAATTAGCATAATATGTTATACCAAAATACTTTTCCTAAATTTTTAGAGGCAATATCAATAGGACCAAATCCAGCTTTTTTGGAAAAAAATACTACTTTTTGCGAATTCGTAAGTGCATTTCCACAAGAAGTAGAGTTAATGTATGATTGGAAATCTGTAAAAAGATCATCAAACCCTCTTAATGCATTAAGAAATTTTACGAAAAAATTTATTATATATGGTCCCGATTTAGACGTTCAAACATTAAATTTTTTTGTTAAAAAGGTTAATAATTTTCCAGAATACTATAGAGATACTGTATTGGATGAAGTTGGAATGGCATTTGATGCAGTAAAAGAGATTGAAGAACCCGTATTTGTACCACCAACAATACCAAACAATACACCAATTCAATCAAATTTTATAGAAAATAATACATCTATTCACAAAGATAAAAGTTTTTTAAATAAATTAGCAGAATTACTAGCAGGTTGTAAATCTCCTTGTAATTATTTCAAACCTAGATCGGCAAGTATAGGAACTTTAGCTGATTTTGGACGAGCATTAAGTGACAGTGCTAGTATGTTAGCAGATGCAGGGTCTGAAGCGTTACATGCTCCAATTAATATTGCAACTGGTGTTTATAATAAAATAAAACCAGCAGTTAAAACTGAATTTTTGAAATTAAAAAATGCTACACAAGATCTTTACCGTGATGGTGTAAAGCCTTTCTTTTCAAAACAAGACAGAGAAAGAGTAAAACAAGAATCTTCGCAAGGTAAAACTCAAAATAGTCAAGGAAAAAGAATGGCATTGATGGGAGACACCGATACATACATGCACGTATCACAATCATATTCAAAAGTTAATCATAATATTAAAACTAGTTTAGGAGATTGTCATAGAACACACGAACATGGTATGAGATTTAATCCTTATGATCCATTAATGAACGCTGCGTATTCAAAACGCAAATATATGGGTGTAAAAAACGGAAATGTTAAATCTTTGGTTGATATTTTAGGATCGTTGGCACCAGCACAATACGTAACAGAGAATACTTTCAACAATTCTTTAAATGGCGTTAAGAATAATGAGTATATGAGATATGATGATGCTCCTAAAGCACCAAAATATGATACATATGATGGCCCATCGAAGGGAGCAGAGGCTGTTGTGACTGCTGGAGGAGGAACTACAGTAAATCCTGCCCAAGCAGCAGGTGCTGTACCGCAAGCAGGTGCTGGTCTAGAGAACGTACCAGCTACAGGGAAGGTATTAGAATTTGATTATGGTGAAGTTAAATTGACTTCGTATGGTTATGTGCAAGACGAATGTCCAGATACTGGATCTGAAATGGGTTTGGGGAACGCTTCGAACATGATTATACCATTAAAAACAGTAGCTATTAACCCAGAAGCATACAAAGCATACGGAATTAAGCCTTTTGACGTTTTAATTATAACTGCAACGGATAAAAACGGCAATACTTTCGTAGAAAGACGACAAGTTGGAGACACATCAGCAGCATTAGGGAAATTGGGGACCAAATTCAAGATGGTTATAGACGAATATCTACCTTCTAAGAAGGGTAGCAAACTTGCAGACAGAACTACACAACTTAAACTAAAAATACAAATAGCAGATACCAAAGAACCCAAAGCTAAATGGAATGTTCAAGAGGCATCTCAACATGCTCCTATGTTTTTGTCAAGAAATGACTGGGAAAGAGCTAAAAAATACGGATTATCATCGTCCGATGCTACACAAAAGGATATTGCATCAAAAATGGAATCCGAATATATTAAATACACAAAATGGAGCGAGAATGAAACGTTAAAACCTAACTTTATTAACAATAAAGGTTGTTAATTTATAGGAGTTATATCAATTACGTTTGATTTATTCATTAATTGTTTTAATATTTCATCTCTAGATGCTATTAATGTTGCTGATGTCTTGACTTCAAGCTCTTCTCGCTTGCTGGCAACGTCCATTTCTTTAATTTTTACAGAATTTTGTAATTTATCTTTGTTAATTACAATTTTGTTTAAAATTTCTAATGCACCAGACGTAGATTTGATCAATTCAGCTAAAGAAATCACATCATCTGCTGTAGGAGCAGCTTGAACATTGTCTTTTATGTATTCTACCGATTCTGTAGCATTTTCAACAAGCCTACTAGTATATTCTATAACAAATTTTTCTAAATTTTCTTTGTTTAATTCTGATGTTTGAATACTATTTGCCTTTTTTGCAACAGCAGGAACTGTTTTTAATTGTCCTAGTATGGAATTTACAGTATCGTCAAGTTCAGTATCGTCGGCCATTTGAATATTTAGGCATTTTTCTCTTGCTTTCCAGTTGTTAGTGTAGTATTATATGGCCTTCTATGGAAGAAATTAAAATTAGTTTCGTAAAAACGCACGAAAACGCACGTTTACCCGAAAGAAACAACAAAGAACCTCTTGTTGGAGATACTGGATATGATATTTATTCAGTGGAAAACGTTTGGATTAAGCCTCATAGCACAATTACAGTGCCTATAGGTCTAGAAATTGCTTATATCCAGAAAGGTTATTGGATTCGAATAGAATCTAGGTCTGGCATGTTCTTCAGAAATGGGATTACGGCCTTTCCGGGGGTTATAGACTGCTCTTATAGGGGTGAATTAGGTGCTGCTTTGATCAATAATACTGATACAGGCTATCATGTCAATGCTGGAGATAGAATTGCACAATTAGTAGTGTATAAATTGATTGAACCTACTATTTCTTGGTCTATAAATAAGGAAGAAACAGTAAGAGGAAACAAAGGATTCGGTTCATCAGGAAGATAATATGGATTTTAATACACTTTGGTGCGAAAAATATAGACCTAAATCACTCGATAGCATCTGTTTATCTGATGAAACAAGAGAATTGTTAGAGTCTTTTAAAGAAAAGAAAGATATACCTCATCTTTTATTTGTTTCTACCCCCGGAACAGGTAAAACATCGACTGCAAAGATCATAGTTAATGATATTTTGAAGTGTGATTACCTATATATTAATGCTTCGGATGAGAATGGTATTGATACAATACGTCACAAGATCATTGGATTCTCACAAACTAAGTCTTTTGATGGTGGAATTAAGGTTGTTATACTTGATGAAGCAGATTCATTGAGTGGTGATGGTGCAAGGGCACTTAGAAACGTCATGGAAGAGTACTCTTCGAATACTCGTTTCATTTTAACTGCTAATTATAAGCATAGAATCATTGATGCAATCAGAAGTCGATGCGTTTTGTTGAATTTTGACCATAATTTATCTGATATTGCTAAACATTGTGCAAAAATCTTGTTGAAAGAGAGAATTACTATCCCTCCTGATCAAACAGAGGCATATAAGTCTCTTATTAAGAATAATTTTCCAGATTTTAGGAAAATTATTAATGATTTACAGAAATATTCAACATCTGGCAAGTTAAATATCAAAAATTCGATAGTATCTGATGCTTTTATCGAAGAATTATACGACTTGTTGATGAAAAATGATATTATCTTATTAAGAGAATACGTTATAAAGAATGAAAATGCCTTTCAAGCAGATTTTCATGCCTTAATGAAGGCAGTTTTAAATTTTATTTATAATAAAAATATAGATTCCTTAAAGAAAAAGGAGTGTATACTTATTATAGCTCATCATTTAGATAGACATTCACAAGTAATTGATACAGAAATCAATTGTTTTGCTTGTATGGTAGGTTTATCTAAAATAATTCATTCCATCTAGATAATTTGCTGTATATGATTCCTTATTTACGCTCTTTTTCTTGGTTTTCTTAGCTGTAATCTTAATGTTTGTGCTCGGAAGGGCATAAGTAACACCTTTTGCTCCGCTTTCTACTTCTCCAACCTCTTTTGGTTGGAGAATTTCTTTATTATCGTAGTTGAATTGATCGGGAAATGGTGCGTAATTAGGATAAAAGTCTTTTACGACACACAATTCTGGAGAAATTAGTACATTATTGTATCTTCTTCCACCACCAGCATCACATGCGATGGATAAAATCACATTTCCTGTCATATTTTCGGGATTACCCATATATCTTTGTGGTAATGAGTCATTTACACCTATAACTCGTAAATGAAGTCTACTATTTACCATATCATCTAATTCTTGCCTGACTCTATCGTTTAAATCTTTGTAATGAGGATGATTTTTGTAATTTTTGATAACTTCTACATAATCTCCTACCAAAAAACCACCTCTAGTAGATCTGGTTATATTGGATTCGACTAATTTAATAAACTTCTTTTCCATAAGATTATTTAGTGTGTATAATAAATATTTTTATGGGGAAAATATCAATAAACAATCTTCCACCCTCTTTATTACCAGTCCAGAACTATTTATATGCTGATCTTCATTTAGATTTAAATCAAACATACAATAATAGCAATTATTTGTTTCAAAATTCAGAAGAAAAGGATTTAAAAGTTGATTATGATGTAGATGCAATTAAAAACTCATTAAATAACCTATTTACAACGACTCCGGGGGATAAAGTATTAAATCCTGAGTTTGGAATGGATTTGAGGAAGTATTTGTTCGAACCAGCCACAATAGAAGTGGCAGAAAGGATAAGATCAGACATTTATATACAAATAGGCAGGTTCGAACCTAGAGTTAAAGTAAATAATGTGCAAATTACAGTTTTTGAAGATGTTGGAGAGTTTGATATTGTTGTATACTTTAGTATACCATCAATAAATATACATAATGTATCCTTTTTCGGTACATTAAATAATAGTGGATATACCTATAGATCATAACAATGAGCACATCATCTTTCACAGAATTTAATTTACCCAGAAATGCATATGCGGCGTTTGATGCCGTAAGCCTTAAACAATTAATACAAAATCGTTTAAAAACGATGAATATATTTCCTGATATCGACTATGAAGGAAGTAATATTAATGGTTTAGTCGATGTTGTGGCATACTCTTTCCATGTTTTGTTGTTTTATTTGAACCAAACAGCCTCAGAATCACTATTTACACAGGCAGAACTCTTCGAAAACATGAATAAGATTGTATCTTTAATTGGGTACAAGCCTAATGGTAGCCACACAGCAAGTTTAAAAATAGATTTATATGGAACTTCTGGTTTACCTATAGGTTCTTATACAATACCTAGATTCTCTTTTATTGTTATTAATAATATTGCATATTCTTTTAATACTGATATTGATTTTCAGAAGACAACTAACTCATCATCAGACGAATTGATAGATTCTGTAGGCAAAAACAACCTATTATATCAAGGCGTTTTCAAAGAATATCCATCTTATACTGCAATAGGTGAAAATTTTGAGATGTTTACGTTGAATATTGATTATCCAACCAGTTTAGCATCAACTAAGATACTAGATAATAACAATATCTACGTATTTGTCAAAGATGTAAACACTCAAAAGTGGTCAGAATACAAAGAACTTAACAGTTTATACCTAGCAGACAACGTTTCCAAGGTATTTGAGAAGCGTTTAAATGAATATGGGCATTACGAAGTAAAATTTGGGGATGATGTTAATGGTAAAAAGTTAAACAATGGTGATACTGTCACTATTTTTTACTTAGAGAGCGATTCTTCGCAAGGAAATGTTGGAATTGGGGCTACAAAAGATGGAAAATTAGTAGCATTTTCTTCAAATTCCTATAGTCAAATTATAAATGATGTAAAAAGCGATACAGCTAATTATTTGACTAGAGATAATGCATTATCTCTTAAATTTGATAATTTATATGCATCAATTCCATCCACCGTGACTGAAACTGTAACAGAGATTAAAAATAATGCTCCATTAATGTTTTCTTCGCAAAATAGAACAGTTACACCAAATGATTATGAAATATATGTTAAAAAATACTTTTCAAACATAGTTCAAAGTGTTAAAGTTGTATCTAATAAGAGATATACATCAGAATATTTGTCATATTTTTATGGAATTGGTTTAGAACAACCAAACATGGATGATAAAGTGTTGTTTAATCAAGTTTCTTTTCAAGATGCTTGTGATTTTAATAATGTTTACGTATTTTGTGTGCCTAGTTTACCTTCAATTCAGAATGAAACGACACCTATAGATCTATTTTATTCACAAAAACAAGCAATAGTTGATAAACTTGAAGTATATAAGATGATAAATCACAATATTGTGGTAAACGATCCCGTTTATTTGGCGTTTGACGTAGGTTTATCTATTGTTGGTGAAACGCCAACATCAAATATAAGAAATGAAACTAAAATTAGAATAACTAGATCAACAAATCAGGTTGTTTCTAAAGAACAGATCAGAAACAGTGTATTTACAATAATAAAAAACTTTTTTGATCAAAAAAATAATTCTTTAGAACAATTTTTAGATTTTTCTGGATTGAGTTTTAATATTTTAACTATAGATGGGATAAAAACTGTAGAAACTGTTCGTACAAACAATAACGTAGAGTATAAAACAAACAAATTAAACTTTATATATTGGAATCCTTTATATTCTAATGCTAGTATTAATGAAACTTCTCAAAATATTAATTTAAAGTTCTACGAATTTCCATTTTTCTACGAAATAACAAATTTAATCAATAAAATAGAAATTATATAAAATGGAAGATTATCACAGATATATTTATTTTTATACTTTAGACTATAAAGGTGATCCAACTACTCTTAGTTATACACTTCCGATAACTCCATTCACTTTTATACCTATTTTTGATGATGGTATATCTACGGATTACTCTTCTAGACACATTTTGTGGGATTTTGGTGATGGAACCACATCAGAAGCGATAACAGCAGTACATCATTATAAATTACCGGGGTGGTATTCGGTAAAATGTTACATTTTAGGCAAAGAGGGCGAGGGATATAAAGATGCATTTTCACAAAATGTATTAGTTAAAGATTTTATATCAGATTCTTTGTCTTTATCTGGTTATAATGTAAAAAATCAAGCAGGTATTATCGAAAATCCCTATACAGTTTATCGTTTTAACAGTTGGCAGACATATTCATTACTTTCTTCTGTAGGATATACTATAAATTTAAATGCAGATGGCTTTAATGCGCCTTTATTGAACGTAGAAGCATATAATAAAGATAAATGGGCACACTTAAAACCTTCTTCTAGGTTTGAATCGTATGTATTCAATTCTTTAATCAATCAGTACGAAAAAATACCAGTAAATTCGATTCAAACGGATACAGAATCGAATGAAGAATTGTATGTTAAGTTAAATTACAATAATGAAATAATATTTTGTAAAAAAGAAGATACTGATTCTTGTTTTGTTGGAACATCTGGCAAAAAGTTGTTTTATTTTATTGATGATTTACCAAAATATAATAATGGAGTATTTAAACAACAAGCAGTAACCATATTTGTCTCATTTGATACTAGAAAATTTTACGATTTAGACTCATATGGTAAAAATTATGAAAAAGAAATATCAATTTTAAACACTATATTCGATACAACAGGTTATAGTGTAGTAATTCCCCAATTAAGATCAAATCATTTAACAATAACGTCTAATGGCATAGATGATGACAGAAACGGCAACTTAATTAGTGATTTTTATATATATGAACAAAAATTTACTGGTCAAAAAATACCATTTGTTGTAAAAATAAAAAATGATAAAGAATATCATTCAAAATTTAATCCATTATTGAATTATAATCCTTCACAAGATATATTTACAGGCGATATTTATTTGGAATTGAGAGATAGTAATGATAATAAGGTTCCAAATGTAAGATTTTATAACAATTTCGGCGTTTTGTCTACAGAAACTTACGGTGGATATTTTAAAGGATACTTAATATGTGATAATCCTATAAACAATGTACACATATTTGGAGTAGCAGGTGTAATATCTGATACTTTTTACCTTGTTGATACTACATATACGATAATAGGAGAACCTCAAACAGATAAAATACACAGCGTAACATTAAAACAAGATACGATAAACAAAAATAATAAAACTTTATCTGATAATTTATTGACTATAGATGGATTATCTGGAATTTATTCTTCATGTGTTGTTTCAAAACACTTTTTAGACGGAAAAACATCATTTGTTGTGTGGGTAGTTGATTCTGATAGAGAAAAAATCGTAAAATACGATCCAGTTACATCACAAGTATTATATGATAGTTTCGTTTTACCAGAAAATTCATCACCTTCAGACATTTGTAGCGATAAAGACGGTAATGTATGGGTAACTTTGTATGATTCCGTCAGCACAGTAAGAATAAACAATTTATCTAACTTAATTGATAAAACTATTCGTCCTTCGATAGCAAATAGAGTAATAATTGATTATGAAAATAGTGTAACACCAGCATCAATAGATACCGATTTGAATAATAATGTATGGATTTCTTATTCAAATCAACTTTCTTCGTTTATTGAGAAATATGATGCAGACGGAAATTTTTTATTCAATAAAAATATAGTTAATAACTATCAATGTACAGATATAGTAACAGATTTGAATGAAAATTTGTGGGGGATTGCCAAAGATTTAGCAACGAGCACTAACATTCTATCTGCTAAAAATGATAAAATTTTCAAAATAGATAAATCTGGAACTACAGTTACGTATTATTCTATAAGTGGTAGTCTTTGGAATTTAACTATAGATATTTCTGGAAATATATGGTCAACAAAAAATAAAAATGAAGTTGCATATATTGACACGATTACAAATAACATAAGTACATTCAATTTATATGGAAATAATCATTATAATGAAAATTATACTAGTGATTTAGAAGGTATTGCATGTACAACAGATAATAATATAATAATTATAGATAATACTAATAGAAAATTATTGTATTTTAATGCTGATGTTAATAGTTATGGTTTTTCTGTAAGATATATAAATTTTATAGGTCAAAGCACTCCATTTACGAGTAGATCAAAAAATAAACTTAATGGTTACGGAGATTGGAATGGTTTTAAATATATAAACAAGTTTCAAAATACTTTCGGAAAAGTATTTCCGATATATGGTAATAGTAATATTTTTAACATATATCCAGCATCTCAAGGAGAGTATGAAATTAGAAAAGTTAATGAAAATTTTGATATGAAATCACAAATGATGTCATACAGATTTCAAGATTACTT